CTAGATGACATCAATCAGAAAGCTGAACAACAAGCAAAGAAGTGGGCTGAGAAATGGAGAAAAGATGTTAAAACAGGTTCTGAAAATTATAGCGATGAAGATTGGGAAACTTTAGAAAAAAATGCAGTTCAATTTGTAAGAGCGCATTTACTGATTGCAGAGATAAATAACAAAGATATGGACTATCAAAAATTCTCTAACTATAGAGTTGACAACAAAAAAGACGGTGCATCGATGTCACGAACTGATGGTGTAGATTGTCTTGGAACGGTTAAGCCTGCACCTAATATGGGATTTAAGTTAAGTGAGGGTGGTAAGTTTGTACCCGCTAATGTATACTCAAGTCGCATAGGTAATTCTTGTAAAGATAAAAAATAATGATAGATTCACAATTACTCTGCACTTTCTCTAACAAGAAAGAACTTACTGAAATGGTCTTACTCATCAAAGAGACTGCTCCTCTTTCTATGAGAAAATTATATGTCTTACAAAAAGAAGATAATCCTAATGAATTGATGGTAACATACAATGTGTTGAAATCTGAAGTATCAGGATTTTTACCAAATACAATTCTTTTACATAGGAAGAAAGAGACAAATACATTGTATACTATCAACGCAGTCAACATAATAATCAAAGATGCGAACAACGGAATCTTAGATAAATCTTATAGAATACAATGGGGCAATTATCGTAACTCGATTCTATTAACAAATAAAGATGGTCTTAACATTATAAACACAAAACTAAAAGAAATCATAGATTTAGAAAAATAAATTAACGTTTCAAAAAAGTAATTCATACTTATATATGAATGGTTACTCAAGTAACAATTAACAAATTAATAATTAACTAATAGGAGATATCAAATGTATATTACAGCAATCCGCAAGAGGTTAGAACAACTTCAAACTTCAAACACTAAAACTAATAATCTTTGGAAACCACAACCTGGTAAACAAGTAGTACGTATTGTACCTTATCAGCACAATAAAGAAAATCCTTTCTTAGAAATGTTTTTTCATTATGATTTAGGCGGTAAGACTTACTTGTCTCCAACCACTTATGGTCGCCCTGACCCTATCGAAGAGTTTGCACAAAAACTTCGTTCAAGTGGTAATAAAGATGATTATCAGATAGCGAAAAAACTTATGGCTAAAATGAGAACATTCGCTCCTGTAATCGTTAGAGGTGAAGAATCTGAAGGTGTACGTTTTTGGGGCTTTGGTAAGATGGTTTATCAAGAGCTTCTATCTGTAATAGCAGACCCTGACTATGGTGACATCACCGATGCAATGAATGGTCGTGATGTAACGGTAGAATTTATTTCTGCTGAAGAAGCAGGAAAGAACTTTCCTGTTACTAACATAAGGGTCAAGCCTAATCAAGCTCCAATCACAGAAGATGACAAACTTCTCGATAAATTATTAAATGAACAACCTAATATGCAAGAGATGTATCAGGAACGTTCTTATGATGATTTGACAGAAATTCTCAACAATTGGTTGACTCCTTCTGAAGATGAGAGTTCTGATAAAAAAGATGCGTCTGTAACTTCTGAAGTTCTTTCACAAAAAACCGTAAAAGATACTTCTGAAGCATTCGACCAACTCTTCAATAAGTAAACACTAAAACACGAGGTGGTCTCCACATAAGACGGGACCACCTCTATTCTAAAGGATACGTATGGGTAAAACTAAAGACGATTTAGCTAATATCTTAGCTGATAATTTAAACAAAAAATTTAGCAATCAAAAAGTAGCTTACTTTCTTGATGGTAGTGACACAACACCTACAGATATAAAAGAGTTTTTATCTACAGGTTCAAGTATATTAGATTTGGCTATTTCAAATAGACCTAATGGCGGTATTGCTGTCGGAAGGATTACAGAAATCAACGGATTAGAATCAAGTGGTAAATCATTACTCGGTGCACATATACTTGCAGAGACTCAAAAGAAAAATGGTGTAGCAGTTTATATAGATACTGAAACAGCAGTTAGTGAAGAGTTTCTAAAGGTGATTGGTGTAGATAGTAGTAAAATGTTATATCTTCATTTAGAAACGGTAGAAGATATTTTCGAAGCTATTGAAGAGATTGTGACTAAAGTTCGTGAAAGTGATAAGAATAGATTAGTTACGATATTAGTTGATTCAGTTGCTGCGGCTTCTACTAAATTTGAGATGGAAGCAGATTTTGATAAAGATGGATATGCTACACACAAAGCAATCATCATATCTAAAGCACTTCGTAAAATTACTCAAATGATAGGTAGACAACGTGTAGCACTTGTATTTACTAATCAGTTAAGACAAAAACTTGGTGTTATGTTTGGTGACCCTTATACAACATCAGGCGGTAAAGCATTGCCTTTTCACGCTTCAACTCGTATTAGATTGAAGAACAAAGGTCAGATTAAAGATACAAAAAAGAATACAATCGGAATGACTATAACATCACAAGTTATCAAGAATAGATTAGGCCCGCCTTTGAGACGCGCAGACTTTCCTTTATACTTCGATAGAGGTATAGATGATAAATCATCTTGGTTACAAGTTATGAAAGAATATAAACTTCTTAAACAAACAGGCGCTTGGTATACTATAGAACACGAAGGTGAAGATATCAAATTTCAATCAAAAGATTTTGAGTCTATTCTTGAAAAACACGATGGCTTAGCAGATGTGTTGTATGAAAAAATTTGTAGTGTCTTGATTCTTAAATATGATACTTCAGCTCTTGGATTGGATGATGTTGTAGAAACTGATGAACCTGCGGACGAGTTATAATGAAGATATTGATTACAGGCGGTGCTGGTTTTATAGGTACTAATTTAATTAGTAAGATACTCAAAGAACAACCTGAAGCGTATATTCAAGTATTAGATAACTTTTCAACAGGTTATCATCATAATAGAATCGATAGCGACAGAGTTATATATCACGAGTTTGATGTTGCAGACTATTTCTTTCAACAACGTATAGATGATATTGTATTAGGGGATGACTCAGAAGGTACGCCTGACATAATATATCATCTTGCGGCATTAGCGAGAATACAACCTTCATTTGATGAACCGATGAATACATTTTCATCTAACACAATCGGTACACAAAATATATTAGAATGGGCTAGGATGAGAGGCAATATACCTGTTGTTTATGCTGGCTCAAGTTCTACTCATGGTGACCACTTTGCTAATCCATATACTTTTTATAAGTACAATGGTGAGTTGTTGTGTGAGTTATATTCTAAAGTGTATGATTTGCCTACTATTATAACAAGATTTTATAATGTATATGGTGATTATATGATTCCTTCAGGTAGTGCATATGCTACGGTTGTTGCAGTATTCGATGAATTGAAAGAACTCGGCAAGCCTTTAACGGTTACAAACAATGGTGAACAAAGAAGAGACTTTACTCACGTATTAGATATATGTAGTGCTTTGATTGCTTGTCAAGGACGTAGTGATTTGAGAGCAGAGTACTTTGAATTAGGAACAGGTAAAAACTACAGCATAAATGAACTTGTTAAATTGTACAAATCTGATAGTGTAAATATAGGACCAAGACCCGGAGAAATGGATGTTACATTATGTGAAGACATTAATGCACACAAACTTTTAGGATGGATACCTGAACATTCACTTGAAGATTACATAGCACAAAAAGTAAAGGAATACGATGAAAAAACGATACCTAAGTCTGTTTGACGAAATAAAAAATAACCCGTCAAAACCAACAGAGTTAAATGACCATGTGTTAGTAATAGATGGTCTAAATAACTTTATCAGATGCTTTAGTGCTATTCCTATGATGAGTGACAATGGTTATCACGTAGGGGGGATGATAGGATTCTTGAGGTCGTTGAGTTATGTAATAAGACTTATACAACCTACAAGAATCCTAATAGTCTTCGATGGTAAAGGTGGTTCACAGAAACGAAGAAAACTCTACCCTGAATACAAAGCAAACCGTGCTTTTAAATCTAAACTAAATCGTAAAGTAGAGTTTACTAAAGATGGCGGTGAAAGACAATCTATGATACAACAGATGTCAAGATTGATGGAGTACTTAGAATGTTTACCTGTACAAACTTTTTCTCTTGACAATATGGAGGCAGATGATGTAATTTCATACGTAGCAAACAAAGGAAATTTCAGCCGTTGTACTATAATGTCTACAGACAAAGACTTTCTACAATTAGTAGATGACAGAATAAATGTTTATAGCCCTTCAAAGAAGAAGTTGTACACTACTGAAACTTTAATGGAAGAGTATGATATACATCCTGAAAACTTCTTGATGTACAGAATGGTTGATGGTGATAAATCTGATAATATTCCAGGTGTACGAGGCATCGGATTGAAAACGTTAATGAAGATATGTCCTGAAATGGCTACTGAACCTGTTTCATTAAAAGAATTGGTTAGTAGAGATAACAGGTTATCAGATAATTTAGACATTTTAAAAAGAAATTTTGAATTAATGGATTTGAGAGAGATAATTATAAGTGGCAGTGCGAAACAAAAAATTCTTGATTTTGTTGACAATCGGCCACATCACTTAAATAGTTATAAATTTCGACAAATGTATATTGAAGACGGATTTTCTAATGAGATAAAAAACTTAGAAGTGTGGTTACGTGAAAGTTGGGCTTCATTAGATATTCTTACGAGAAATGGGTAGAAAAATAAAATATAAAACAGACGAAGAACGAAGAGCCGCTCAATTAAAGTGGTCTCAAAACTATTATTTAAAAAATAGGCATAGAGTTTTGGATAAAGCAAGACAACGATATCAAAGTAAAAAAAATCAAAAATTAAAAAAGGAACTTTATGGCGAATAAAGAAAACTTAAATCAATATAGCCCTACGTTTCAATCGAAAGTAGTGTCTTCTTTATTAAGTGACAATACATTCACAGCACAAATTTCTGATATTATGAATCCTGACTATTTTGAATCAGATTCAAATAAGTT